CAGTACATGACTCGTGCGGCTCAGTTACATTCAGGGACGGCTGGTGTTGCGATTAGTAAATGGTCAGACATTGCTAACGCAGGCGCTTTATTTAAAGAGATTGGCGCCCCTGCTGGTAAAAAGTATGCAGCTATCAACTCTTTTGATGAAACTGTGCTTGCTGACTTGCAAACTCAGTTAGGCGTTAACCCTGAAGTAAATCAAGCGTGGAATGATGCGGTTATCAAAACTGGCTTTGCTGGTTTAAACCAAGTTATGACTACTAACAACCTTGATGAATATGCTTCTGGTGTACCTGGTACTGGTATTACGTTAGCGGCTACCCCTGCTGCAACCTACGTAACATATAAAGATAGTTACCAAATGTCTTTATCGTTAACAGGCTTAACTGTAACTACTGGCACACTTAAAGCCGGTCAACAATTATCGTTCCCTGCATCTTCTTTATTGAATATGCGCAATGGTAAGATCGTACGTAAGAGTGGTACTGCTGTTCCATTTACTGCAACTGTATTAGCTGACGTTACTGCTGACGGTTCTGGTAACGCAACTGTATTGGTGTCTGGTGCTGCTATCTTTGAATCTGGCGGAGCATACAACACTGTTAACGCTGCATTAACTTCTGGCGACACTGTTACCATTATTGATGGTGCTACTTCGGTAGATAAACGCCCTGCACTTGCATACTGTGAAGGTTTTGTTGGTATGGGTTCGGTTGTTCTTCCTAAGCTACACTCGATTGATTCGAATATCATCAACCATAAAGGCGTTAGTATTCGCGTACATCGCTTCAGTGACGGCTTAGGTAACAAAAACCGTTACCGCTTTGATATCTTACCAACGTTCGCCACTTTCAACCCAAGCTGGGGCATCCAGTTGGAAGGAACAGCATAAGTTTAAAAGCTTATCAATTGGTGTTATTATTAAGGGACTTTAAACAGTCCCTTTTTTTGGAGCTAAAATGCACATAACAATGTTAATTAAAAACAATCAAGACGAGGTTATACAATGCGTTATTGATGACTCATTTAAATCAGACTTTGAAGCGTTGGGGTTTGTTGATCACGACTCAAAAATAAAGCCTAAGCCTAAAGCAAAAGTAACCAAGGCCAAAGCCGATGCCTAAAAAGATTGATTTAGTTAACGGTGCTTACCAGTTGATTAGAATCAGCGGGTTAACGTCGAATGCTGTACCTGAAGAAATATCCATAGGGGTGCAAGTCTCTGATGATTTAGCGGGCGAGTTATCCACAACGTTAGACACAGGTTATATACAGCCTGTTGAGTATGGCACAAGTGATCCGAACGATTATTCAGGATTGACTGCACAAACTGCTGGCCCATTCAAGAAGCTATTAGCTATAGAGCTAGTGGACTTTTTCGGCAAACAAGTGCCGATATCTCTCAAGATGAATGCAGATAAAGGCCTTAGGTCGCTAGAGCAATTGCTAGTTAATGTATTGCCATCACAAAACCCTGGTACTCTACCTATTGGCTCTGGTAACGAGTGGGACTATCGTGGTGATAAATTTTATCCTGAGCCTATTAGTGATGATGATGCAGATTATAAGTATCAAAGTGACGTATTTCAAGTACCTATCGATTGGACGCAGTGGCTAGCGGGATTGTATACTTTATCAGCGGTAACTTATGAGTTTGACGATGGTATTGTCCTTACTGATGAGGCTATAACTGATAGTATGTCAATTGTAACTGTTAGCTTCTCTACTGCTGGTCAGTTTACCCTGTGCGCTAAAGCCACTAATTCAGATGGCGATGTTAAAAGTGAAAAAGTCATATACAACGTCATAAAATGCAGCAGCAACTACTACCCATAAGGTTTGATAATGGCTTCAATACCGTTTATTAAAGGCGATAAAGCAGACAACAATACTGATTACCGAGACTCATTGCCTGTAAATTATTATGCTGTATTGCGTAATATTTCCGGCGAGCAGGGTTACATGCTTAACTATTACGGGTTATCTACTTTCGCCACAGGTCAAGGCATTAGTAGAGGCTCTATGTGGGTAGCGCGTACCACCTTTGAGGGGCAGTATAGAGTATCGGGTCAGAATTTAATCAAGATTGAAGATGATGAAAGCGCAACTATTCTGGGTTATATCGGCGGCACAGGGCAAGCATCATTAACTTACTCGCTTAACAACTTAGCTATCGTTGCTAATGGCAAGCTGTATTATTACAATCCAACAGCAGGGTTTAGACAGATTACAGACTCAACTGTTGGTACTCCTATCGATATTGTATGGTCAGACTTTCGGTTTATTCTTACTGATGGCGAATACTTGTTTCAATCTAAAAGCTTGGATGAAGAAGCATACGAGCCGTTGGATTTTCAAGGGTCGGACTTTCAGCCAGATCAAATATGGGGTGTTGGACTTAACGATGACAACGAGCTAATAGCGTTTAACGAATTAACTACCGAATACTTTATTAACACAGGTGTAAATAACACTACCTCAGTCGATCCAGCAACGGCTAACTTTTCATATTCACGCATACAATTAAAAGCAGTGAAGTCTGGTATTGTAGGCACTCACGCAAAGGCTGAGCATAAAGATGCTTGGTACGTACTATCAAGACGCGCTAATACTCAATATCAATTTACAATAATTCAACCAGGTTCGTCTGAGTCAATAACCAGTCGTGAGATTGAAAAGGTACTTGCTACTTATACCGGTGATCAACTAGCTAAAACCGTCATAGAGGTATTCACCAAAGATGGCGTTACGTGGATGATTGCCCACCTACCAAATGAAACACTCGCTTATAATGATACTGTCGCTAAGAAGTTCGGAATTGAATTGGCTTGGTCTATATTAAAAACTGACGTACTTGGCGATGCCACTTATCGCGGCAAAGATATGACGTATGATCCGAGATTCAGCAAGTGGTGTATCGGTGATAAATTAGACGAGAAAATAGGCTTTCTCGATGATTCTGTGTGTACTCATTATGGCGCAATAGTCGAAGGTATGCTGTATACGCCTGTTATGGATATGGAGGCACTTTCTATTGATCAGCTAAGGGTTGAAACTATCCCAGGCATATCACCAGATAATGACGCCACTGTATTTATATCTCGCTCAGAAGATTTACGAGTTAACGGCATGGAATGGACGGCAGAATACGGCTCTAATCTTGACTACAATAAAAACTTTGAGGTTAGGCGTTTAGGGTATGTTAGAAATAGCGTATCATTTAGACTAAGAACAGCATCACGGTCAAGGATGGCATTTTGCCGGCTTGATGTGGATGCTTCATAATGGCTGACCCTAGACGAATAGCAACAAGGCGAGCGGTATTAAGTTATAGCCAGTTAAAAAAAATGAACCCTCAGTGGGATCCATTGATGATTAATGATTACCAAGGGATATTACCTGATTTTGCCTTTATCTCTGATGAGATAGATGACTTAGAGGTCGTTGTTATTGAAAACAGTAGTGATATTGTTGAACTGCAAGACTCTCATTACCCTAGTCTTTCAGCTCAAATGCAACAGATACAAAAACAATTAAACGGATTGCCTGAGTTCACAATTGATACGACTGGCTTTACAACTGATTTAAGCTTCATAACAACTGATAAGGTTATAGCGTAATGGCTCAACAAAATATAATTATAGGCACTCAAGACGCCAAAGCAGGCGATACTTTATTTTCTGCTTTCACGAAAACAGAAGCTAACTTCACTGATCTGTACGATAATTTAGGCTCAAACAATACGGTATACATACGCGCCGAAGCTGACTTACCAAACAAAACCGCTACAACATGGGTTATGAACCCTGACGTACCTTACAAATTAGCTAGCTCTTTCACCACTAGTTTGCAAGCAATTCCTGCGGCAGGGGCAAGCCTTAGAGGGGATAACTTAGGAAGCCACATTCTTTCATTTTCTGGCTCAGGGTCAATGTTTAAAGGTACTGACGTTGACTTTTATATTAATAATATAACTATTGACCCTGGTATTGCAAATACAGGGTTTGAGTTTAACGATACGGCTGGCGGGGTGCGTAGGTTTATATCTGAAAACGTACAGGTATTAAACTGTGCTGTATGGGGTAAGTTCACAGATATGCTTCTGTCTCAGGTGTCAAATTGTAGCGGTGAGAACGCTGCGCAAGGTGTTCAGTTCTTCGGTACTTCGGGGGTTGTATGGTCTATAGATAGGCTTGCCCTTACATCATCAAGTGCAACATTTAAAGCTATCGATATGGGTACGGCTACAGCGCCAGTGATCGAGCTGGATGATTTATTTGTAAATGCTCCGGCTGGGGCTTTTGGCTTATCAGGGCTTGCCAACAGTGGTAACGTTCCCGTAGGGCGAAGGGGAAGAGTTTCGGGTTGTGAATTCATAGGTGGCATGACTGACTTGCAAAACCTAGTTGTTAACGATGACGTCAGATGGTTTTTTAATGACAATTCCCCCACTGCTGATACTTTCCCTGACTCGCTTATATCATTCAGGGGCAACGCTACAGAGACGATTATAGGCGTAGTTAATACGCCTGTTTTGGTTGCTGGCACATGGATTGATCAAGGCTCCTCTTTATTCTCAACAACATCGGCGGGACGTGTCACCTCACTGTCAGAAAGACCGTTAAAGGCTCCTGTCACAATATCGGCAGGCTTAATATCTAGTGGTGGTGGTGGTATCGCTGTTACGGTATACCTTGCTAAAAACGGGGTAGTTGATGTGGCTAGTGGTATTGACATTTCAATAAGTGGCTCACTTGCTGAAACGTTAACAATACCCTGGCAAATTACCTTTGCTGAAAATGATTATGTGGAAGTATTTGTTGAGAATAACTCTAACACTACTAATATTATTGTTGACCACGCAATACTAAGGGTTCTGTAATGGCAACCAAACAGATAGTTGACAACTTTAAAAACACCATTGTAGATACGGTGCAAGTTGCGTTTACTGCCACAGCGCCCGTAGTTATAGAGGCATTCACGGCAGTCAACAACTCCACAGTTAACGCTAGTTATAAAGCCTACATTGTATCAGCTTCAGGAGTTGAGCAGCCGCAAGTACCGCTTACGGTGATTGTATGGGGTGATAATGATTTTGGTCAAGGGCTGGCCAATCAAGTTATCCCTGCTGGCGGATATTTAAAGGTAGAATCATCAGCTTTAGACTCTATATACTTTACTGTTTCTGGTAGGGAAGTTACGGGTTAAGTTACGTGATATAATAAACAAAACAAAACGAGGGCGGTACAATGGGACTTTTTGACTTTACCAAGAAATTCAGAACAGGGCGAACAGCGGCAGGAAAGGCGGGTGATGCAGCGGCGGCACAAGCTAAAGAGTTGGGTGCTCAAACACTAGCCGAGCAACAAGCTTTAAAAACTCAGATAGGCGGTATATACCAGCCTGTTATGGACGCCGGAGGTGCTGCCTTTAATGATTTGTCTGGTTATTATGCGGGTGATCAACAGCCTATATTAAATCAAGCTATGGACTCGCCGTTTATGAGCCAATTAGTTAATCAAGGTGAACAGGCAATTGCTAGAAACGCACAGGCAACAGGTGGTTTTAGGTCTGGTTCGACTCAAGAGAACTTAGCGGTTAATAGTCAAAATGTATTGATGAGCCTTGTTAATCAAGTGTTACAAGGTAAGCAAGGAATCGCTAACGCTGGCATGGGTGCCACTGGTGCGTATTCTGATGCACTTCAAAATATACAAGCGGGTGTTGGTGCCACTCGCGGTCAAATTGCCAACGTTGACATAGCTAATGCGGCACAGAAGTCAAACCAAGCAGCAGGTATGACGGGGTTATATGGCAGTGTTTTAGGTGGCGCTGCTTCTGGTGGTACGACTGCATTGATGAGTGATGCCAGGCTTAAAAAGAATGTAGTCAAGGTTGATGAAAAGCACGATCTCCCTTGGTATACGTGGGATTGGAATTCAAAGGCCGAAGAACTAGGCTTAACTGGTAGTGATGAAGGTCATATCGCACAAGAGGTTCAAGTTGCTAGACCTGAGCTTGTTGTGGAAAGAAACGGCTACTTAGCAATTAATTACGGAGGCTTTTAAAATGGCAGGTTTTCAAGTTGATATGTCACCACTGGTGAACAGTTCTATAAATATGGGTAATACTTACCGGGGTATTGGGCAGCAATTAGGCGGTTCGATTCAAAACGCCGGTAATATGTACGCGCAAAAGCAACAGCAAGAGCAACAGTTATTGCAGCAGCAAAACACACAGGATGAGCTTAACAGGGTTAAATCAGCAGCTATGGGCGGCAATGAGCAAGCGTTTGAATTGCTAATGACAAACTACCCTGGCGAGGTTCAAGGGGTGGCTGAATATTTACAGCAGAAGATGACGCACAAGCAAGAGCAAAACCAATACGATCAACAGAACACCGAATTCAATCAATCACAAACTGTATTTAACCAAGAGCAGGCCGAGAGGCAGGAAGGTATAGATGCTGAAGCAAAGAAAGCAGCCAACCAAGCGACAGTTAAAAAACTCCATGATGTTAAGTTACTACCAGCAGATAAACAGGATGCCGCACTAAATGAGATTATAGGGAACGAAACTGATGATTTTGGCCCAGAAGAACTCGCCATGTACAAAGCTGATCCTGATGAGATACTTAATCGTGCAACTGTCGAGTATTACGGTGAGGATTTGGCAAAGTCTATGTTTGGCATCGGTGGTGATGCGATAAAGCAACAAGAGCTTGATATCAAGCAAGAGGCTAACGACATAAGGCGGTTAGAAAACAAGGAGCGCGCATTAGATAGGCAGTTAGCAAGAGAGACTAACGAGCTAAAAAGGCAGCAACTAGAAGACAAGATAGTTGACACAAAGACTAAAAAAGAATCCAAGATCAATGACGTAAAAGTTGAGGGGGAAAGGGCGATTGTTGATATAGATGACGCGACAAGTGTGGCTAGCGCAATTCTTGCGCATCCAGGGCTGGATGCGTCCGTGGGTGGGACTTCATTATTTCCAACTATACCAGGTAGTGATGCGTCTAACTTCGAGTCAAAGTTAGAGCAGTTTAAATCAAAACAGTTCCTAACAAACATACAAAAAATGAAAGGGATGGGGTCATTATCCGAGGCTGAAGGGAAGAAAATAGCAGCGGCAGCAGGTGCTTTAGATCTAAATATGTCAGAGGATGCGTTTAGGGCTGAAATGCAGGTGATAATAGACGGACTCAAGAAGGCGAAAACCTTTATAAATAAAAAATACGGCAACACAGGGAGTTCAAGCACCAACAAAGCAGAAGGTGCGAGCAATCCGGCGCCACAAGCGGCACTACAAATGCTACAACAAAATCCAGCAATGCGTGAGCAATTCAAAGCCAAATACGGCTATTTACCAGAGGGCATGTAATGGATAATCCTTTTGACCAGTTTGATAGTGTGTCTCAACCGAATGCGTTTGATCAATTCGACGCAGTATCACAAGCGCCGCAACAATTTAACAATGAGGATGTACCGCGATCTGAGGGTGTGGCATTCCCGCAAGACCCTAATCAACCAATTAAACCCGAAAGAACATGGGGTGAAGTTGCCGAGGGCGTGGGAGAAACTGCGTTAACTTTAGGTACTGGCGCAACTACTGGCGCTTTAGGTTTTTTAGGTGGCTCAATCGAGGCCGCAATAGGTAAATTAACGGGCGGATTAACTGAAGAGGAAGCAATCAAGTTAATTCAAGAGCGCTCTGGTGGGTTAACTAACATGCCAGAAAGTGAGGCGGGGCAAGAGTATGTAAAAACTATCGGTGACACTTTGGGCGTGTTACCTCCTGTGCTTGGTGCTGGCCCTGCTGCTGGACTTAACGCTCTAAGATACAGACCAGAAACACCAACAATAAGAAGAAACTCACCGGCTTCTAATTCTGTAGGTGCAGCACAAACAGATTTAAGTGTAGCTAGGGGATCGCAAGCGCAAGGATTACCCGTACCAATAGCATTAACTAAAGGACAAAAAACACAAGATTTACCTACGCAAAGGTTTGAAAGGGAAACGGCTAAAACTGAATTAGGTGGTGATTTAAGGGCGCGTTATGTTGAGCAAAACGAACAGGTTTTACAAAATATTGATGCGTTTATAGATGAAACCGGAACTAAACTACCTGACCAACAAAGCGCAGCGCAAACAGGGACAGCCGTTGATTTGGCCTTAAGAAATAGAGCGGCAAAGGATAAAACAAAAATACGTAACGCTTACAAAATTGCTGAAAACTCAAAAGAGGCTAACGAGCTTGTTGATATATCCAACGTGGCCAAATACCTTGACGAGAATAGCTCAGGCATGAGTACAGCGCCTATTATGAAAGTGATAGAGTCTGAATCAATAAAACAAGGCTATGGCTCTGGTTCTATTGCCGATGGTACTTTCAATATCGGTGATATGACGCTTAAACAGTCTGAAGGGTTGCGGAAGGTGATCAACAAATTCACTAAGGGCGATGACGCTAACGATATTCGCGTAGCTTCAGAAGTCAAGGGTATCATTGACGAGGCCACAAAAGACTCAGGAGGCGCAACTTACAAAAGAGCTAGAGGCTTAAGGTCTGATTACGCTAAGAAATATGAAAGGGTTGAGATAATCAAAAACCTTTTAGGTAAAAAAAGAGGGAGTGACGACAGGAAAATAGCGCTAGAACAAGTAAAAAATAAAATCGTTGATACAGGTACGGTTGCAGATTTAAAGCAGGTTAAGCGGCTACTTACTTCAGCAGGTGAAGAGGGTAAGCAGGCGTTTAGGGAAATACAAGCGCAAACCATAAAAGACTTCCGTGAAAGTATAACTAGCAACGTTGGCAGAGACCCGAATGGAAACCCTTTGGTATCAGCCGCTAAACTTGACAGGGCTATAAAGGCACTAGACCAGAACGGAAAGCTAGATATATTATTTACTAGCGACGGGGCCGATCAACTAAGGTTCTTAAATGATGTAGCTAAAGATGTATTTGTATCACAGCCTGGCGCAGTGAATTACAGCAATACATCAACCGCTATAGTTGCCGCGCTTGATTTGATGGGATCAGCATTTGCTGGTGTTCCATTGCCTTTAGCTATTGCAGTTAAAAAAGGCGGTTCAATGATGAAAGAAAGAAAGACCAAGAAGCTTATAAAAGAGTCCCTTGATTAATCGAAGCAGAATTTACAAATAAAAACCAGCAGTGCGAACGTCATTAGTTCAAGCATAAAAACCCTTAATTAAAATAGTATAAACAGAGTTTAGCAAAAAAAACCGTTAAATAAACCAAACCACCGTAAACTAAATAAATAGGTGATAAAATGTCATTAGTAATACTACCAATTATGTACGTGCCAGACCCTGTAAAAGGCCGGCCTTTATTCAGCGGGCAAATATACGCGGGCACTGTTGACTTAGATCCCCAGGTGCAAGCAAACCAAGTTCAACTTTATGTAGTGCAGGAGGATGGAACATCCGTACCTGTCCAACAGCCTTTTTTGTTGTCTGCTGGCGGAGTCCCTGTATATAACGGCTCTTATGTTCGACTGGCTGTTTCTCAGGATAATTATTCGCTAAAGATTCTAGATAAGCAAGGCGCCCAGGTTTACTACTTTGATAACGCAGCAGACGACGGAAGCGGAGGTACTGGAAGTATAACAATAGAAAGAACGTTTACTCTTTCTGATGGCCAGTTGGTTATTGATACCGGAGATTTGACGGCTTCAGGCGCGTCTTTTTATGTGGGTAGTCGAGGCGGAGACAGGGGAAGGCTTTTTATTGGTGATGACTACACCGTCACCGGAGTGACAGAAATACAGTTAACAAAATCATACCCTGCTGGCACTATTTGCACCGCTATTTCTGACGAGTACACTGGGCAGGATAATTTAACAGTTAGAAATACACCTTTCGGAACTACTATATCGAACTATGAAAACCTTGTTGATGGCATTCATGTGATGGAGTCAGTAACAGGTAATGTTTACATGTTTTCCAATGCAAACCTATCTTTGGAGGTTTCTTTTGACAGCTTATCGGGGTACTACATTCCGCCCTCAACGGACTTAACCGGCGCTTCTGGTGCTTGGATTCTTGTAAGTGGCTCCATAACTGCTGATGCATCCGTTATCGTAGGATCAGGGGAAAAGCACGAAACCATTAATTCACTACTGGCAGCGCTAGAAAACATCACATCAGCTAATAAAAATTCTATGGAGGTTACCCTAAAGGCAGGCTTTGTGATGGCTGAGCAGGTTTTAATATACGGCAGCAATCTAGGGTGGATTAAAATAAGCTCGGTAGATTCAGAGGTTGTTGTTTCAAGGTCGGCTATGGTGCTTGATCTAGGTTCGTTTGATAGCTCGATACCTGCCTTTGGTGGTGTAAGCTCAACACTTCCCGTAATAAATACGGCATTCAGGATGGACACTAGTGGGTCTGCTATAGCAAGGCAGGACGGGTTGTTTGTTGAGAACGGCAACGCTATAATTTTACCTGGTGCCGGATTTCAGGATTTTACAGAGGTTGGAATATACGCTAACTCTGGTTCAGATATAACAGCAGAGGGCACCAATTGCAGTGGCAGTGGGGTTTATGGTTATTTTTCATTTAAAGCATCCTCTGTAAATTGTCAAAGTGCTATTGCTGATAATTGCGGCGAGTATGGGCTATATATAAACAGAGCATCACAAGGAAGCGCAAACCTTGCAAGATTTAACAATGCGGGCGTTAACGCTGTAAGAGTGATCCGAGCGTCAACGCTGTCATGGGAAGATGGCGTTGGCATAGGGTCAGGAAGTGAAGGGTTGTATGTATTAAACTCTGTGGCCCAGTGTTTAAGAGCCGATGTTTCCAACTCTGGACTGGCTGGGGTATACTCCCATGACTCGTCATCAGTTGGCTTTAGGGAAGGGGTTGCTATAGCTTGCGGTGGCGAGGCTACAATATGGGCGTTTAGGCATGGGAATATCGACGCTGACAGTGCAATACTTACGGGGTCCTTATCATCCACTGCCGCAGTTTTGGCGCAGAGAGCATCAAATATAAATATTCAAGATTCAGACTGTTCAGGGTCTACAGCAACATACGGTATCAGGTGTTCAGAGTCGTCAAATACTAACGCTAAAGATGCAAACGCTCAAAAGGGCGCGTCCCCAGCACCAGAGGATTGCTCTGTAGAGTTCGGAGGCACCATCGGTTTTAATGGTGGCACTGGTGGTACAGATACCTCAGTTAACACTATTACCTCTAAAGGCATCATTTTTCAATAAGGGCATACAATGAGACAATTTAATACACTAACAGGTTTTTTAGATAGTAAGTCACTAAACATATCAACAAGCGATACCGTAGAGCTTCAGGGGTTCAGTACGATAGGTGATGGATATAGCTCAAAGTTTCAGCATAACGGCGTTACAGGCCAAACACCTAGCCAGTCCCCTGTTGATTTAGGTTTAGCTATCCCTACACTTAATGACGCCGATGGGAATCAGTGGGTTTTGATTAGCGGAGCGGAGCAGGAGTTTAACGCCACTCTATTTTACCCCTCCCCTTTTGGCGATAGTGGAAAGGGAATGTATGCCTTTCTTGATTCTTCGTGGGTTAAGCTTAGCGATACAACATTTATATCACCAATCACAACTACAGAACTAATTAATAGCTCAGCCGCCTTTTTGAGTGATGCTAATATAACAACCACAGGCTTCACTGCTAGCGGTGATGGCGGCTCTGGCTCATGGATTCAAAATGGCGTTACAGGGCAAACACCTAGTCAATCACCTGCACAATTAGGTGATGCGTTGTTAAATGACGCTAATGGTAATCAGTGGGTTATTGTTGGTGATACTGTAAATGTACAGGCGTTCGGAGGGGTGATTGATGGTTCTACAGATAACACGCTGGTAACTGCTGCTATAGTAGAATGGGGTAACAAGGTGTTATTTCCTGTCGGCATTTATATTACCACGTCATTCGTTTTGACTAATAAGCGTATTGAGATTGAAGGGGCCGGAGAGGGTTTAACAGTAATAAAAATGTTAAATAATGCTGTGCAGAATGTGTTTAGCCTGTCTGGAACTGGATTTTTAAAAGCCTCCAACTTGACGATAGACCAAAACTTCGATAACAATTCAGGAGGTCATGGGATAAGGAGTGGCGGCTGTGATGGTTTGATTCTTGATTATGTAACTATACAAAATTGCGCAACCTATGGTATTGGGTTTCAGGGGGGGACAGCTAAGGGGGTGAGCCTTTCTAACTTCACAATAAAAAACACTAACTCAGATGGGATTGATATAAAAGACTATAACTTTGATAATGAGTGTATTTTTATAACAAACTATAGCGCCATTAATGTATCTATAATACAGTCGGATGATGTTGCGTTAGATATTCGCGGTGAAGTTTGCGTGAATGGCATGACCGTGCAGACAGTTACAGCTAGCAGGGGCGTAAGAACTAGAGTGGTTTCTGCACAAGGACGGGCTGGCTTCGGTGTTGTTAATAATGTATCGTTTACCGGTCATGGGTCGGGCGGTACAATAGCACTACATCTTGAGGCAGACGAGGGTAATATGGCATTCAATAACATAGCAACTAAAAATTGTGACCAGTCAGTCCTTCAATCACTAAGTTCGGTGGGTGGAATTATAAGCAACCTAACTGCTACGGGTATTCATGGTGACGGGATGTCCATAGGAGGGTCTGATTTAATAATTAACGGATATACAGGGAAAAACACAGTAGGATCATCCAGACTGTGTGATGTAGAAGTGTCAGCAATTAACTTTAGCTTAAGAAACTTTCACGTAGAAGAAACCACAGCAAGCATACAGGCCATTCGTGTGCAAGCGGGGGCCGTTGAAACTAACTTTTCAAGCGGAACTATCAGAGGTGGCAGTATAGGAGATTCAGGAACAGGGACAGTGCAGGATAATATAAGGCTGTTATAAGCGCTTAATTCGACAATAGCGAAAAAGCCCGTACCTCTACGGGCTTTCATTTTATGCCCCGTTATTTAGTTTAATTATTTCAAATTGTATGAATTCTTCGCCTTTTTTAACCTTGACCTTTTCAGTTACCGCCCTGACAACTCGGTTATCATTAAAGCTATACTTCTTTTGTAAGCAATCTTGGAACGGTTTAATCGGATTATCCCAGTCACTACCGGCAGAGCTAAAGCCCCACTTCAAATGTAATTCTAAATCACCTTCCGGTATATCCATAGGGCGAAGCATTAGCAACACTGCCTTTTCAAAGTTTCGGTATTTTTTAGTCTTAACCCTTCTTCCTTGCCATGCTTCATTTACTGATAGCGGCTTAATACTTAATATCACGCGTTAGTCTCCAATATTGCATGATGATTAATCATCGGCGGCACGTCATAACCAGCGTTTGACATAGATGTTACAAGTTGCTCGTAAATATCACGCTGATTACCAAACTTTTTAACAAACTCTTTTTTTGAATGCCCTACATGAAATTGATGTTTTAAGTTAGGTTCATGCAATTCATACGGTACCGGTATTATAAACCAGTGGCCAATGTGTATTTTATTGTGCTTAGCGGTACGACCTAAAACATGATGTCGCTGTATATCGGTACGCCCCTCGTACTCGTGCCCGTACAGGTCACCCAAGCCGTTTTCGTTTACATAATCGGTAATGTCATCCATCCATTTTCGCTGTTTTACGTTTGCCTGTTTAGCCACTTCAGCCTCTCTTATTTTTGCTGTTTCTACTTTGTGTATAGATAATACTTTGCTGTTAAGTTGCTCAGATGTTTTAAATTTATATTGCGGCATACAGTCCAGTGATGCTTTCCTATTAGACCAAGCCCAATATTCTCCGTTTTTTATTTCACAGTACATTTATCACCCTTCACCTCGCAAGGCTTATAATGAACCTCTTCCACAGGAATTATCACGCTATCATCCCCTGATTCATAATCGTAAACTAGGAACCCCGCCATACAGACTAATGATATGCCTAGTGCTATGTTTTGTTTCATTTACTTACTTCCGTTTGATTGCTTTAAAATATAACGCCATGGCCAGTGCCACAACAGCCCACCCAAAGCACACGATTAGTAAAAAAATAGCAAACCTTTCATCATTCATCACTCACCCCTTATCAGTTTATAAATTATTACTTACTGCTATAGTTAATTAAACATGCATGAACATCAACTCCAGGGCTGTAAGTTTTCCCGCAAAGACTACACTTAACCACGTAATACCGTCTAATTTTTGGTTTCATTGGTTTTTGTGTTATTTCTGTTATTTCTGTGCTCATTATTCACCCCTTTATATATAAACTTAAAAAGTAACTAGTCGCAAACCCTGCGGTCAAAGACACTACGAACACGCCAAGGCAGAACAAAATAAAATCCTTTTTAAGTTTACCTAGTGTCGCCTTTCTCTGATCTTCACACTCCTTAATCCTTAACTTAAAATCTATACCTTTATTGTTACCCATCACTCACCCCTTATCAGTTTATAAATTATTAACCAACCTGTTAACCACGTAAATCTACTAAATATTTATATCCGCAAATAGGCGTTTCATCATCCCCGTTATCTTCATTGTGCGGGCACGTTACCTTTATCACTGCACCATCCCACTCTTCGATTGCCTCGTAATCCATAACCTGATCGGTTGTTTGGCTGCATATAGGGCATACCCAGCTTGCGCACCATTCAATACTATTGACTGTATCCATCTTCAACACTCCCATTCAATTAATACATGCGCTATAGTTGTTTATTGCGTAACTCAGCTAACCGAGCCTTTACCGCTTCATGCTCTTCAGGTGTCGCCCAGTATGGGCGTTTAACCTTACCTTCTGCTTCGCACCTTGCTTTTAGCTCGGCTTGGCGAACTTTGTTTGATTTAGGCAAAATACAACTCCAGCGTTTCTTTTTTAATTCCACGCTGTAACATTTTTTTGTATATCGCTCTTGCAATCTTACAGCCTAACTCTTCATCTTTAACTAACTTAGCTGCCTTTGCGTTACCCGCTTCAGTTCCAGCTTCTTTTACATTAATCTGACCTTCGTTTGTTTGCATGTAAACCATACCAGCGAACTCTTCAAAAGAATCATACTCACCATTTTCAAGTTTAGACCAGTGAATGCCTTCAATGTAATCTTCGTACATTTCGTTAAGTTCGAAGTCGTTATCTTTAAGCCATTGTTTCATTTTGTTCTGCCGTTGCGTTGTTGATGAAGTAACTATAACCTATCGTTAGCGCTAACGCAAGTATTAATATTAATTATTCTGTTCATCTATTAATTCTTGGTACTCTGACTTGCGAGGCTTAAAAAGTGTGATTCCTTTTATTGATGCCCACTCTTCATGTTTTCGTAACGCGTCGAACCTTTCGCCCCGGGTTGCCTTTCGTTGATCACCAGACTTTGCCCAACTCAATCTAACGCCGTTTTCGTCTACCCCTAAATGCTGTCGTGTGAATAACTCATGGGCATCTTCTGAATTAAAAGGGCGACTACCATACCATTCACCATCAGGCTTAATGTATAACGGCATAATAGCCCCATGCCCCGCCATATATTTAGCTGTTGTTGCCATCCATCCACGCCAAAGCCTATCCATTCCCCACTTTCCCGTTCCTGCTGGCTGTGAGTTAATGATAACTAACTTGTGTTCATCGATTTCAGCCTGTATATCATCCATGAATTGCTGAAGGTTATGATTGCTAACTTGTATATCTTTCATTTATACACCTAATCATTTTGGTTAGCTCACTCAACACATGAGCGAGCGTGGATAGGTTTAGTTTATGCTCTGTCATCAAAACGCGCCGAGCTTATCAAATATCATTCCCACCTCGTCCTCGTCAAAGTCGCGACCAACAGGCGAAGCCAACCAGCCACACCCGGTAACATTAACGTTTAACGCCTTTTGTCGAGCCATGAAAGACTGATGCTTAATATTCAAGTCAGCAACAATATTTCTTTGTAGCTCCCTGCTATTTTTGGTTTTAAGCTCTGCCAGTTCCATTTTAATTGTGGGTAACCCTTTCTCAATGCAGAAAATACAAAGCATTACACTCCACTTGTAAGGGTACATTTGAAGCGCATCAGCTAATTTAGGCGTAACCTTTAACAACTCACCTTGTAGATTAACCGGCTCAGGCTGTTGGTCGTGGTCGTTATCATTAACGAAATACGATACCGCTACATTTCGCAGGTGCTTTTCATTCTCAATCGTGACCATGCGTAACGGGTTGTGTTTTTTATTGCGCTTACTCATACTCAAGGCCCCATGCAATATCTAAGTTTCGCTCTAGTGTTCTGCGCTCCAATATCGCGTCTATTCTGCGTCGGCTGTCTGTGTGAATCACCCTGGCAGGTAATGCGTTGTTATTTATAAACGTAGGTGACTTTGTTTTGTCAACACACGAAGAACAGTGGGCGCTCGCTTCGACCTTCTCTTCTTTGCTTTTATACCGGCCACAATTACCACACCAGAACTCATTATCCGGTGCTGGTGATTTATTCCGAACATAACCCGCTTCAAATTTATGTGAGTTAATTACTAGCCATTCATTTAACTCTTTAAGGTCGTAATAGTTAGTGCCGTTTTTAACGAAGGTTGAATTAATGCCTCTATCGTGTCGCACCATACTGCGTAGAGCTTGAACGTTTAAATCGTTATTGTTAGCGAACTGTAAAACTGTTACATTTCCGTGATCGATAAATACTCTTTTCATGTTATAATCTTCCTACTAATTTGGTTGTTAGTGATTCGTGTAGCCGTTAATGTAATGTTAGCGGCTTTTATTTTACCTAAAATACCTATCATCAAACGCGCTTGGCGATATTGCCATTGCTGTAGAGATAAACATACCAACCCGTCTAGCTGCTCGTCTACTCGGTCTATATTTTTCAGGATTGTCAATTTTATCCTGTTCAATTCTAGCGTTTTCAATAATCGCTTCTCTGCGCTTTCTGTTGTGTAACTCTGCGGCACGTTTCTTTATTTGATTGTTGCCCATATAATTATTCATCTTCTACCCCTGTTAATTATAAAAAGTTACTAGCGTTAAATTATCAGGCGCTTTACTATCAGTTGATTTCAACCACTCCTGTAATTCTTCAATCGCTATTTCTTTGCATGGAAACGTGCCGTATAAATCCACGTCGTACCCGTATTGCTTTACAGGTGGTACCGGAATTAACCGACCTTCATGCGTTAATACTTTCCATTCGTAATATTTATTCATTTTATTATCCTGTTGCGTTGTTAAAGATTAAACTCTTCAATCATAAACTTAACACCCTTAACTATTGGTTCGGGCTGCGGTATTTCGTAAGCATCAAGCGTTGCTGTAAACTCACCTAACACCCCATAAATTACTTGGTAGTCTTTATTTATTAACCAATTCTTACCTAGCTCGCTACCTAGGAATTTCATTGCTAACGATGTGTTAGCCCCTGCTGGTATATTCATTTCATTCTCCCGTTGTGTTGTTAATTAATCGTCACTAGGTAGCGACATATCCATTTCTTTGTAAAGCGTTAAAAGCTTGTTTGATAAAGCGTCCACCATAAGCGTTTCCCCGAGTTCGAATCCCATATAAGACTGCCCGCTCTCTTTAAACTTACTTATAACAACTGCATTTAAGTTAAGGTCGCTGAACATATTTACCGCTATGGTCATTAGTGAAAATTCATTAAAGCTCATTTCCAGCTCTATTTTTTCAATCTTTTTAGCTTTCATTTCAATTCTCTTTAGTTGTTGCGTTGATGAACAAACAATAGCAAAGGAATATTAATAAAGCAATAACTTTTACTTGATTGTTATTAATTAATTTGTAATACTTGTTCCCGAAGTCAAAACACTATTAACTAATAAGGCGGTATATATGAGTGATAAAAAAGTACGTGGTTCGTTTCAGATGATGGAGTCTACAAGAAAGGCGATAGCAGATGCGGCAACCAAAGAGGGTAGGACGTTCAATAATATGCTTGAGCAGTTAGCTAAGCGAGCTATTGATAATAAATTAGTTCAGGCATAAAAAAAGGCGCTCCGTAAAAGCACCTAATTAATAACCCTAAGGCAATTATATATGACTAACAAAAAGAAGTCATTTTTACTACACATTGATAGCTTAGATATTCTTGACGACTTAACAAATGGTCAGGCAGGAGTTTTATTTAAAGCTATAAAGGCGTATCAACATGATGATGATTACCCTTTAGATAGTATTGTAAAAATAGCGTTTTCACCATTCAAAAACCAGTTTGCAAGGGATGATGAAAAGTATATTAAAACTTGTGAAAGGCGCGCCATTGCTGGCTCTAAAGGAGGCAAGCAAAAGGTAGCAAATGCTAGCAAATGCAAGCAAGAGGTAGCAAACGTAGCAGATAGTAAGAATAAGAATAAGAATAAAACAAAGAATAAGAATGATAATAAGAGTAAAGAGATATCAGTAACTAGCCGGTTTTCACCGCCGACAGATATTGAAACAGTTTCTTATTTTGAGTCTAAAGGATCGACAAACATTGAAGCTGAAAAGTTTTGGTTATTCTATGACTCTAAAAACTGGATGGTAGGTAAAAGTAAAATGAAAAAATGGGAGTCGGCAGCTAGTGGTTGGATAACTAGAAACAAACAAGACGACAACAAGAAAGATATTCTACAAGCCTCAGCTAATAGCGACTGGCATTTACAAGACCAAGGATTTTAATCATGAAAGATTTATCAGAATTAGTTAACAACTTTAAACCTACGACAACAGCAAACAGACAAATGCAAACTGATGTTGTCATAGATGAATTTGCTAAAAACATTATCAACAAAGTGTTTGATCAGCTATCTGTAATATTTCCCGCATGGAAACACGCATGGCCAACAGATAAAGAATTATCACTGGCAAAAATGGAATGGACGAAAGCATTTAATGAAAACAACATAAATACACTTGAGCAAGTTAAATTTGGCTTTGTAAAGGCTAGGCGGTCGGAAAGTGACTTCCTCCCAAGTTGCGGAAAGTTTATTTCATGGTGTACACCAACCGCCGAAGATCTTGGTTATCCTTCTGAGCATAACGCACTGAGAGCTTGTCAATCACACAAGAGGCTAAAGGATATGGTAAGCCAAGGCTCTAGCATAAAAATGACAACCAGGCCTTTTATAATAGAGCTTTACAGCCATGTGGACTGGTGGTTAATGAATCACGCAACAAGCAAAACAGAGCTAGCAAGATCAGAAAAGCATTTTAAAGAAGAATACATAGCATTAATAAAGTCTGGATACCAAGAGCCTGTAGAAACCACTCACGAGCGATTGGAGACAGAAGAAGTTACAAAGGTACGTATGACACCAGAGCAGAAAGAAGATGAAAAACAGCGAGCATTAGAACGCATTAAAGATATGAGAAAGGCGTTTGCTAAGTCTAAAGCTGATAATTTATTTAACAAGGAATAAGCACATGAGCAAGGCAAATGAATTATTGATGATGTTTATCAAGGATAGTTACAAATCACCGACAGGAAAGCCAAGCAAGAAGACGGCAATAGCAATGATGAAATTTGTAGCTGGACAGCCTGATTTACAGCAGCTGATTAACGATGGTGATCATGCCGAGATATTGAAATTTAAAATTAACAAGGGTGAATAAGAATGTACAAATTCACAGGAGAAGAGCAAATAATACACGAGCGTAACGAGTTCGAGCGGGAGAATATCAGGCTTAGATTAGAGTTAGAGCCATTCAAAAACAGACGGAACTGGACGCGCCCATATAATTACACGGGCGTTTTAATAAATGAACATGCGCTTTACATACCAAAGCTTAATGTAGAGGCCATGAGGGCTTGGCATACGTTGCCAGGTGAAACACCTAAAAAAGATGCGCGAATAGAGATGACGCAGGATAATTTTTACCGTGTGATAGCTATGAATGATGAATTGATACATGAACAAAAAACAGAGATAGCATCTTTAAAGTCCAAAATAAACAAGCTAGAGCAAAAGTCAACAAAAGAGAATATCAGACTTAAATCAGAGTTGGGCGAAATATGCGAAGCTATGATTAATATATTCAACGGTGGATTTGATGAAGAGCACCAGAAAGTTATCGACGAAGATGTTAATCGATTAATTAACAAAAATAAACAATATGTGAGTAAATAATGAAAACTAAATTTACAGAAGGACCATGGGGTGTAGGAAATTGCGGAAAGCACCAGCCAGCAACGACGGTTTATTGTGATGACGCTTTAGGTAGTGCTGTAGCAGATGCCTTTATGAAGTACACGACTACTTCTAATGAAGAGGCCCAGGCTAATGCCCATTTGATAGCTTCTGCTCCTGATATGTATAAATTATTAGATAGCATCGCTGAGTTAATGAACTGTGATGATCAAACGATTGCCGATGAAATGATGCAGAAGTTTGACGATATTGAATTCCTACTTAAAGAGGCGAGAGGCGAATAATGAAAACTAAATACTACAAATACGAGTGCTCAAACTGCACCATAGGCACAATAGAAACTAACACGAACCACGGAAGCATTAGATTCGGTACAGGCTGTTCACGATGCAACTGTAAATCATTTATTTTGATGGGAGAGCGATAATGAAACGTAAAACATACATGATAGGTTTGGTGTTGGTTTCAGTGCTATTGGTGGTTGTTGAGAGTATGACATGGACATAAAAACAGAAAAGTCTTTGGTAGATAACGCCATAGCAAACTTACACGATACAGGTTATCCGGTACTTGTTAATGGGTCGGACTTTGCTGATGATATGGCCCACGCGTTAAGTGTTATTAATGTATTGCTAATTGAAGTTGATAGACTGAAAAAAGTCGTTGAATTAAATATTAAAGGGCAACTATGAACGCATTAACAGAGTACAAACAAAGCGTAAGAAAAACGGTTCACAATGGACGGATAACAATCAGCTGTATTGAGGGTAAATGGACCACTAAAAGTAGTTTATGTTATTCTAAAGTTGTTAGGCAGGCGCAGAAGTTATTTTTAGCTAATAAGGGGTAGATGATGAAGAATGAAGAATGGTTTAACGATAAAGGTATATTCTCGCAAGAGGCCGTCAACGTAAGTAATGGTGAAGCAGGTGAGAAGGACACCGTTAACACCACAGGAATTGCCATTGTTGTTGATGGGACGGAAGTTATTCTTGAGTTGGAGCAGCTTAAAGATGTAGTTAGTTATTTAGAGGATGATTTTTAGTATGGGCAACATAACCGAATTAGGGAAAGAAAAGGTATTCTCACAAGAGCAAGAGCTATCAGATAGAATGAATGATTTAATAGCCGAGTATAACGGTGATTTATCATTAGTTTCTGTGATGGGCATTCTGGCGCTAAAGTTAATCGATCTAAGGGATAATCAGCAATAACAAAAAAAGCCACTATCACAGTGGCTTTTTAATATTAGTTAGTAGTTAGGTTAGGCGCTCAAGTAACAGCATATAAGAATAATTCCTACAGCTATAAGGTAAATGTTCAGTGGGTTAGCTTTCATCAGGGACACACTTTAATTTCAATCCTAGCGCAAAAACAACAGTGGCAACATTTATTAACTTAACGCTACCATCACCATTTAATACTTGCCTAACTGTTCGCTTATCCAATCCTGATAACTCTGCTAGCTGTACAGCGCTTTTAACACTCCTCTCTTTCATTGCTAATCTTATTTGTCCTGGTAACTCTTTCATGGTGGTAATCCTTGCTTAATTGGTGATTATTGCATTCTATACGCTAGAGCGATAATTTGCAACAAGTAACATCATACATAAATAAGTTTCAGTTTATTGTTCTATTTATGTTGCAATCAATAATCAGTGTGGTATTATTATCCCAAGTCGAGAGATTAGGGGGTTAGCAACCACACGCACCGACTATAAATAAACGCAAATGAGGGGCTACCAAATTTAATAGTCTGTATATATGAGCGGGTTACGGTCTGCTATTGGTATGTAGTTAATCAAGAATAGGAGTACCAACCTATTTACCTTGAATAGCTCGCTCTTATATGCAGATTAAGTAACTAATTAAGGAATTAACATGAGTAATTCAGATATGAAAGAACTTTACAAAGATGATGCCGCCGCATTGATGATGCTAGATGGCGTGGAAGAAATAATGATTAACGCTAAATTATCACAATTAGAAAGCCTCAACAGTGAAATTAGATTTAACGGGTGCAATACGGTTTCAGATGTTATTGAGCTGATCGACGCTAATATGGTTTTGTTGAATAAAATGAAGATTGAAAAGGGGATTAAATAATGAGTGATTTGGCAGTAATCCAAAAGGATATTGAGGCCGGATTAATTGCGGCTGGCGTTGAGTCGGTACTTCCTGCATCAGTTAAAATGTCAACCTTTGTTAGATGCGCTGCCGTAGCCATGGCGAGTAGCTCAGACTTAAAGCAAGCCAATACTGACAGCCTGATAATGGCTCTAACTCAATGCGCTAAAGATGGATTGGTTCCTGACAATAAAGAAGCGGCGATACTTACATTTAATACAAAGGTAAAACATCAAGGCAAGCCTGATGAATGGGTTAAAAAAGCTCAATATCTACCAATGATTGACGGGGTAATGAAGCGAGCAAGGATGTCTGGCCAGATAGCCGTATTATCATCAAAGGCAGTTTTTAATGATGATCAGTTTGATTACTGGATGGATGAAAACGGCGAGCATATTAATTATAGGCCATCGTTCAAAGGTGGGGATATGCGCCTTGCTTTTGCCTTTGCTAAACTAACCTCCTGCGAATTAATTGTTGAAGTAATGAGTAAGGCTGATGTTGATAAAATTAGAGCATCAAGCAAAACTGGTACTTATGGCCCTTGGGCTGACTGGTATGATCGTATGGCGTGTAAAGCAGTTATGCACCGATTAGCTAAACGACTACCTAACTCTTCAGAAATAGTTGAAATGTGTGAGCAAGGCATGAATATGGATTTTGATGCCCGTACAGAAAAAGAGATTATTCCTCACGTTGAAAACCCTCTTGATAAATTGGCTGTACTTATCGAAGGTAGAGATTTAGCAGCATTCTATCCATGGGTGTCAAAAAATATAGGCTCGGAAATAACGGAAATAAAACAACTGTCAGACGCTCAAGCCTCAGCGTTAGTTGAAAAGTTGGAGAATTCAAAACAATGAGAAACTTCATAGAAGAACTAGCGAATCTTAAAGATTTATTTGGGTTTGATCCCTCGCTGATTGAACAGGGCGGCGATGAGTGGCATATACTTAGATGGGCGGTATTTACAGCAAGTAATTCAAAACATTTACTATCAACTAAAAGAGGCGCAAAAGGCACTGTTTACGGCACTGATTATGTAATAGCGCCGCCATCAACAGTTGGTCGCAAAACTTACATGGAAGATTTAGTTGCCATGGTAGCATCACCGCACATACCTAGCGATATTGGTGCAAAACCTTTGGAGTGGGGAAAGGACAACGAGCCATTAGCAAGGGACGCATACGAGGGCTTAACCTTTAACTCAGTGATAGAGCTACCGTTTATATATAAAGATAAATCAATGCGCGCAGGGGCCTCGCCTGACGGGTTGGTTAATGCTATAAATGGTGGGCTTGAATTAAAAAGCCCATGGTCTCGTTCAGTTTATATTAAATTCGCTTCTCAAGATAAAATGAAGCATGAGGAGCGCCATCAATGCCAATTCAATATGTGGTGTAGTGATTTAGATTACTGGCATGTGGCAAAGTTCGACCCTCGCATGGTCAACTGTAAAAAGCTTCACATGGTTGAAGTTGAAAGGAGTAAAACGGCTATGGATATGTTTGATGAATCAATAGGGCTATTTACAGAAGAGATGGATTTAATGCTAGATAAACTGGGTATGTCATTCGGCATGCAGTGGAATTAAAAGGCGACGGGTGAGGCAGCGTTAAGGCTTCAGGTCCCGAGCGGTACAGAAGTTTATATCTTAAATAAATAATCAGGAGTATAGAAAAATGGCAGGTGTAAATAAAGTAATATTATTAGGTAATTTAGGGCAAGATCCAGAAGTTCGTTTTATGCCGTCGGGCGGGGCAGTAGCTAACTTAACAGTGGCAACCTCTGAAAGTTGGAAGGATAAACAAACCGGTGAGCAGAAGGAAAAAACCGAGTGGCACAAGGTCGCTATCTTTGGGAAGTTAGCCGAAATTGCAGGCGAATACTTAAATAAAGGCTCAAAAGTTTACCTGGAAGGCTCATTGCAAACACGAAAATGGCAGAATCAGCAAGGTCAAGACCAATACACTACTGAAATAGTGGTACAAGGATTTAACGGTGTTATGCAAATGCTTGACGGTAAGCCACAAGGACAGCAAGCTCAAGCGCAGCAACCAGCGCCACAACCAGCGCCACAAGGCAACTACCAACCAGCGCCACAGAATTACAGCAACCAAACGCCAGCGCAGCAGAATCAGCCATATAATGTGCCTCAACAGTCACAAGGTGGATTTATGCCTAATAACGGATAACAAAGCCACTTAAGGGCAATATAACCTTTATTATTCAGAGGAAACGGCTTCTTTGTTTTCCTTTGTAATTAGTTGTTAGGCGGGTAACTAATAAATAAAAGTGAGAATTAAGATGAAAACAGTAAAAGAAAGTATTTTTAGTGGAAAGACTGTAATTATACCCATGGCGGAAGTGCAGCATATTGAGCGCGATAAGCGCAACGGGTTCGAGGATGGTATAAGTATTATATTTAAAAGTACACGATGGAGCACTGAGATGGACGCGTGGGATAATACAGCATACTTACGGCACTACGAGGCTGAAAGCTTTTTAAAGTGCTGGTGCAAATACAGGGCGGAACTTGAGTCTGATGTATTGATGGATTTAACCGCCTAACCTTTATGTTAAGCGCGTTGCGCAAACTAGGAGAATACAATGAGTACAGATTACAAAGCAATATTAGAGAGTACGAGTAACCACCAGCCAGCTGTAAGCAATCCGCTTGAACATGTTGTTAGCAGTGATTCAGACAGGCTCAAGCTTGAATTGACAGTTAGGGGCAGTAAAGGCATAGACTTCGAGGAAGGTTATTCTACGGGAGATATGACTGAGGGTGGCCTTGCAATTAACACTTGTTGGTGGGTAGAAAAACAAGCAAGGCTTGGGGGTTGCTTGGATAGAGGGCAGGTTCGGGAGTTAAGGGATTATCTAAATAAGTGTATAAGCAAGTGGGATGATGAATCCTGCTAACCTTGAGCTAAGAGGTTGTGTAGCCTATTAAGCCAACCAGACTACACAAAAAACTTTGTAGCTATTTGAGGCTACACAAAAACAGCAAACAAAAAACAATCCTGCTTTAGTGGGTTGTTATGTGTAAACCAACTAAAGATAAGGGGTAAAGGAATGGTAGATACTTATGAATTAGCAACAAGTCTCGCAAATGATTTGGCTGAGGATTACTTTGCTGGAAATATAGCCGATATGATGATTGAGGGGGGCAGGGATAAAGCCAAGGATATACGTGAATTATCAGAGTCAAACACAGATCAATTAAATAAGCATGTACAAGAGTATAGGCGAGAACAAAGGGTTATTTATTCAGCGCTATATGATTTGATAGAAGGGTACAAGGGCTACAAGATAGTGAAAGACACATAACCTTTTGCGTTAAGCGGCTACGAAATTAAAGGAGAAAACCATGAGTACAGATTATAAAGCAATGTTAGAGAGTACAAGTAACCACCAGCAAACTGTTAGTAGTCCCACTTGCACGGCGTTGTTATGTTACCGCTACTAACTAAATTTAAAATAGTTTGATTTAACTGTTGTAATACTCAAATAGTTTGATATAATAGTTTCAAGAGTTACGAAGCAACCAACTAAAACAAGTGAGAGTATTATGACTACATACAACCAAGAAGCACTTACCGCACTTTACAAATCTTTAGAGTTTATGGAATGTAACGACTTACCATGTGAAGAAGTTAAGGCGGCAATTAACGAAATAGAAAGTAACAGAAAATAATTAAGAGGTAGCCCTTCGGGGCTTGTATTTAGTATGAATATAAGCGCAATGACTGATGAACAATTGCAAAATAAAGCAGAAATACTACACGCTTTGTTTGGTAATATGCCGAACACTGACGAGCGCAAAGGGCATTTTATTGAGTGGGCAAGAGTTCGAGCAGAGCAATCAAAGCGAATTTATCGGGGCGGTGGTAAAAATGACAGCAAGTAAAGATGCAAAAAAGATAGGACTAAAGGGCTTGGTGAGAGTAGCGCAAGAGACTGGGCAAAGCTTGCAAACATTAATTAACTGGCATAAAAATAAACCAAAACTATTTAATGTCGTGTTGTTTGGTTGTAAATCCATAGAAGAAATTAAGGTTTTAGCTGATATGGTTTACGATGATAAGCACGAAGTAGCTAGAACATTGGCTATATCCAATCGACTTAAAGAGTTAGTTCAGTTTGATACGCATTATATTAATGAGTTGGCCGTGAATAATTGCGCCAATATAGAAGATCATATAGCTAAAGCTTGTGAGTGTGGGAGTGTTAACTTTGCGCTACTAAAAAGCGGTAAAGTTGAATGCAACAAATGCGGTGAGATCCATAAGATAAGCTGGGCTGATAGTTAGGCTTGGCTTAGTAACATAACCTTTATTATTCAGAGGAAACGGCTTTATCGTTTTCCTTTGTAATTAGTTGTTATATTTTGCCGCAAACACAGGAGTGGAAACGAATGACACAGAACGAAATAAATAAAATGTACGCACTGGAGGCGGCATTTAATGACTTAGAAAGCGGGGAATTAACCGCTAGAGAGTACGAGAACGTAGTTGCTAGAATTGAAGAAGATCACGAATATGATTAGGCAATATAACCTAGAGCTAAACGGCAATTAACTGCCACAAATAAAAATTTAATTACGGAGTGTATGATTATGAAAAACAACAAACTGTTAATTGTCCTTTTGAGCGTGTTGTTAGTTTCGCTTTCTGGGTGTGACAAAGGGAGCGTTTTTAATGGGGAACAAATGCTAACAGACAGAACCACTAGATTAGAAATGTCTGGATTTGATGGGCGGGTTTATGAATTCACACCTAAAACAGCACCACACATGCAGTGCGTATTCGTTGCGGCAAGTAGAAAAGGCGGATTAGTGTGTTTTGAGAAGAAAGCACACTAACCTTTGCGTTAAGAGGCTTTACAGCTACTTCGTAAAGTCCTACTTGCACGGCGTTGTTATGTGACGCGTTAATTGATAACTGGAGAATTATTGATGGATAAAGATAAGACGATTAAAAACTGGAAATGGTGGATTGTACTGCCTCTTGTACTTCCTGTGGTTGCGGTAATTTCAGTGCCCAAGGTTGTTATACTTGTACTTGAATTTATGATTGCCGCCGTAGAGCTTGTGAATGTAGGAGAGAAAGGCAGTAAGCTTTCAAAACGCCTTGTTAGCTGGGTACAGAAAGACACATAACACTGTAACTAAGGAGATTAAATCCTTCTTTCACACATTGGACCAGCAAGGTTAACTATCTGTTTTGATGTGTGTTTAACTTTTTATCACGAATTTTACGGGGAAATACGGAAATGATCGGAATGTTTGAACACGCATGGCAGGGAGTGCTGGCATGGTTGTTTGTGATGATTATAATATCAGCATCTATTCTAATGAGCGTGAGTATATGGGCGTTTTAAAATGGGCGGCTATACTGATACTGTCGGGTTGTGTATCAACTGACTACGCGAATAAAAAAGCTTATGATAAAATCGAGGTAGAAGGGCATATTTATATATTTGTTAAATCGCCGGACTTTGATGGGTTGGCGTTGAGTCATGCGGGCCATTGTAGGGCAAAGCATTATTAGTGTGACAAAGTGGGTAAAAGTGGGGAAAGACGATAATTTAACCGTTATCGGCTTTTTCATTTTGTGTTACAATAGATAAAACTCATAAACTGAATAGGCGAATGAACAGAGAAAAACCGCACTATCACAGGGTATGGTGTTTGTCATGTAAACGAAAGAACCCGCCAGTAATAACAGGCGCGGCTTTCCTTATTCCTGTTCGTGAGCGTCCGTATGATATGGTTAAGGGTACGGCTGACATTGACAGGAGGTTAGGTGGCGTTTGTTTGAGTTGCATCGACGACAAAAACAAATTCCAACAAGATAAAAAGTTACCTGTAGACGCTGAGAATCAACACCTTGTTTACAGGTTAGACGAATAAGAATAGAATTGTAAATGGTGGTTAACGATGTGAATCAGCGGCTATTATTAAGATTAAATAAAGGTACATGATAATGAAGATTACAAGCGCTATTGAATACATGGCATTAAAAAAGAAGTTCATGCCTAAAGGTTTTGAAATATCAGATATAGATTTTGAGGCTATCGCTTTGAATGAAGATTTAATTCAGAAGGTTAAGGATTTTACCACCTCTACTGAGATGATCTTCGCTGCTGCTGATTATGGCTTAAGCTGTAACGGTGTACGTGCTACGGATGATGAGGAGTTAGCTTTTGCTCTTTGTGAATTCTGGCTAGAAGATGAGCTTGACGGCGAAGAGTTGAAATTCTTAGCTGGAGAAAAAGTTTGTGAAATTAGCGGCCTAGCTGAATACATTCAAGAAGCATCTAAGGCTGAGAAGTTAGCTGAAGAGGCTGAAAGATTAGCACGGGCGGAGCAGGAAGTTGCTGATATGGAGGCTGAATCAAAGCCTGGTAGTAATATTGTTGATGGTGACGATCTTGGTGATACTAGCGTTTCATTGGAAGAGTTATACGAAGACAAAGCCGCGGCACAAGTCGCATAACAAAGGTGAGTTAATATGAGAATAGCAGAAACATTTGAATGTAAGATTGTTGATGAATACGGCGGGGTTTATCCTGACGCTATCGCAACCATTTTAGATGGGCATGAGTTTTTAAATCGAGGGTTTAGCGCAGAAGCCCCAGGCAGTGAATTCACATTTAAAACTGAAACAGATGGTGCGGCTTATCGCGTCATGTATTGGTATAACAAAGAAAGTGTTGGTAAGTTTAAGTCGCGCCCTTTGCTTATTGCTGAGGGTGGCGGGTTTACTGACGTTCTCAAGGTGGATATGACACACGCAGAAGCTAAAGAAATAGTAGCAAAGCCAATGAGTCAAGATGATAAAACGCTACAGCTTGTTAAATATGACTTGCTGAGAATGTGGGATTAGTATGGATATTACGCTTGAGACAATGAGCTTTAATAACTGTACGGTTGGCAAACTCTATGTTGATGGCGTGGTTTTATGCTATACGATAGAAAAACCGTGGGAGAATAACGCGCCCATGATTAGCTGTATACCGGCAGGGGTTTATGAATTGAACCCCTGTTCATCGCCTAAATTCGGGGAAACATACTGCTTAGAAAACCCATCATTAAGCGTAAGTCATTGCGGGGCCACTAGGCGCACTCATATACTTATACACAAAGCTAATATGGAAAGCCAGCTACTGGGGTGTATTGCTCCTGTTAGCTCTTTTGGCGTACTCGATGGAAAAACAGAGTGGTGCGGATTAAGTTCAGCGGTGGCGTATAACAAGCTTATGAATGTACTTGATGGTAAGCAGCATTCAATAACAATTATAAGGTCATAATATGTCAGGATTACAAGACAAGGCTAACCCTGTTTACGGGCTAACCTCGGCATTAGCTTATGAGTTAAGTGAGTTAAGGAAAGAGCAGGTAAATACTAATAAACTGCTAAAGGATATTTGTGACTACAAGGAAGAACAAAAGCAAGGTGACATTACCTATCGTAAAAAAAGCACAAAGCATAGCCGATGGGCTATAAGTATCGCATTGCTAGCGGTCTATGTAAGTATTTTTGGTGCGGATAGTAGCTTTGTGATGTGGTTAAGGAGTTTATCGTGAATCTATGGGGCGGATTAAAAACAATATTCGGACTTGACGGGGTAGGAAGTACAGCGCTCAAGATAGTTGATAGAATGGCGGGTACTGACTGGACACCAGAGCAAGAAGCTGAATTTATACTGAAACATGCCGAGGTGACCAAGCATCAATCACCTATGCGCAGATTCATAGCAGGGACATACACTATTGCATGGTTGGTGTTAATTGCTACATGGTTAATTGCTACGGTTTGCGGGAGAATGTTTGAATCGGCCAATGCTATCTTGCTTGCCGGTGATATATCATCATTTATGAGTAGCAATATAAATCTTGCGATGAATGGTATATTGGCTTTTTACTTTTTAATTAATATGCGCAAATAAATATGATTAAATACGGAGTAATACGACCTGTATACTTTAACGAGTACAAAACAGAGAAAAGCGGAATGACACACACTGCCGGTAATGTTGTCGGTGGGTGTGTGATAAAAATAGATTGCGCGTCGAAAATAAAAATTAAGGGTAAATAATGGCTTTACAAGGCAATAATATATTCGTTGTAACTATCCCAAGATGGACGGCCAGCGCTGACTTTTCCATATCGGGTAAGTTTACGTACGACATAGGCACGCACCCCGTACTTGGTGACAATGCTGGCAATCTTAATAAATTACAATGTAGCTCAGGCGGCAATATAAGCTTTGTTGCTTCCAATACTCACACAATAGGTGGGTTTATAGATGGCGAGGTAGTAACCTGGTCATTCACTCGCGTAGGGAATACAGGTACATTTACAGCAAACGGCAACACTTCGGTCAAGGCTATAACGACACCGTTTACTTTTGATTCGTTGGGTCAGTTTAACGGCGGAGCTTTTAAGTTCGGCGGTCAATGGCAAGACCAGCTAATAATGACTGGCGGAGATGGTGCAGACGATCGTAACTATGATTTTAATCAGTCAATAGGGGCAACTGTATTACCTGACTCTGTTGGTTCTCAAGATGGCACTTTGGTTGGCGACACTACTGGTGGTGGTTTTTTGGGTGGTGTTGGCGATAGTATTTCGATAACTTCTCACACTAACTGGGATTGTATTCAGCGTGATATAAATAATCAAGCTGTATTTACGATCGCTGGTGATGTCGCAGGTGGTACGATTGTCGAATATGAACTAGATGCAAGCGGTACATGGGCGGTGTTAGATGCAGCAGCAACGACTACATTCTCTGGCGATGTGACAGTGACAGGGCAGCAAAGTTTAGTTGTAAGAATACAAACAGCGCCAGGTATTACAGCGTCAATAGCAAACCTATCAGCGGCTATGGTTGTGCCTTGTTGGTGGCAGTCTAACATGCAAGGGCAGGCAACTAATCACCAGCCTTTATCTGTGATTGGTAGTAATCCTATTCCGGTTATGTATAAGGTGGGCGCGTTTACTGAAATGTCAGATCCAACAAATACTACAGGGACTAATGGTGGCTCCCTCCTTCCGTTGATTGCTCAATATTATTCTGACCAAGGAATAGCGGTTTGTTTTGGTAATGTAGCGGTAAGTAATACGTCCATAGATTTATGGGCTAAAGGCACGGCTAATTATTTAAAGATAACGGACTTCTACAATGATGTTGGGGGTTTTGAGTTTACGCTCAGTGTTGGTGGTGAGGCAGACTCACAAGCTAATATGCCTCAAGCTGAAATGGAAACAAAGCTAAATGCCTTGGTTAACGATCTAAATACTGACTTTGGAACTAAGCACAGACTGGTTTACTTTCCAATAGGTGATGGGTTAAGCGGTGATACAGCGACAATTCGTGCGGCTTACGATAATGTAATATCGACAAACGTCAACTGTAAATTTGCAGGTGATTTATCTGTAATAAATATTGATGTAGCAACGACAGCAGGAAACGACGGACTGCACTTAAAATCTGATGCTGATATGTTGACGGCATCACAAGTAATAATTGCAGCGTTAACTAGCTCCACTTTATCGATGGTTAATACTGACGTTCCAGACGGACTGTATAGTATGAAATTTTGGGATCTAAATACCAGTCTATTGATTGAAGAGTCAAGCGTAACATTTACCAGTGGTTCAGCAAGCCAATTAATAACTATAGGCGTCGGCGCTGATGTATTGGCATTTACGCCAGGCGCTAACCCTCCTATTACAGGGATCGCATACGATGGAGTAACTGAGTAATGGGATTAAGAAGGTGGGGCGGGTTAAGAAAGTGGGGTGAAGTGGTTGGTGAAGTGATAGTCGCCGGAGCTACAGGATCCTATGATTACTCAGGAGTCCTCGCAACCATAGAAATAGGTGATGTAGTAATAGTTAATGGGCAGACTGGTAACTATGATTACGGCGGAGTGGTGGCTGATTTAATTATTCAAGGGTTAGTTGTAGTGACAGGGAGTACGGGGAATTATACTTATAATGCTTTGAATGGTATAATAAGAGTACAAGGGCCAATAACTATTAATCCTAAAAACATTATTAGGGTTAGGCGATATTCAAACATAATAAGGGTTAAATAATGGCGGCAGGTGATACTAAATTAATGAGCGACACTATCAGAAAGGATAGAGAGGGCGCTTACTCGGCGGCAGATAATTGGCAAGTGGTGTTTTTTTCTGACACGTTTGCAAGTATCCTTTCAACAACAGCAAACCCAACTTCGTCCACTTATACTGTGGTGAGTGGTGGTAACTTTGCTGCTAACTATCCGCTAGCTAATGAAGCTGTAACACGTTCGGGTGCGGTAATAAAGTTTGATGCTGATGATATAGGGCAGCAACTTAAAAACGCCTCTAACCCAGCGATTAAAACAGCAGGGTTGATTAATGCCACGGTGTCTAATGATTTATTTCAAGTGTGGGATTTGACACCAGATGGGACTACAGCTGTAGATACGGTGAACAATGATTTTACTTTTAACTTTGGCGCTGGTGGCATCAACACGGTAACCAATACCAGTACGTAGTGTTACATCAAAATCATAAGCACCTTAGCGGGTGCTTTTTTGTGCTATCATATAACCAAATAAGGCATTAATAAGGCATTTATGGCAAACGCTAAACCAACCAAAACAACGATAACAAAAGAAACTCGTAAGCGTATGCCAGGGAGGGGTAAGAGTGAGCGCAATAAGATACTTGATGCAATGAAGCGATGCGGGAAGACTGAGGACGGGTTTTATGACTTACTGGTAACTAAAGGTCATGACGAAGAGGATAGTTTCACTTTTAAAGAGCTGTTAATAAGAATGTCTCCCGTGCCAAAAGCAGTAAATCCGATGTATGAGTTTCCATTCGATGAAAAAGGAAGCCACCACAAGCAATCTATGCAAATAGTTAATGCGATATCCAAAGGGAAAATCCCCTCTGATATTGGGCACAGCATTATAAACACAATTTCTTCTATGCTTAACATACAAGAAAAAACAGACTTTGAAGAACGACTAAAGGCGATCGAAGATGCTAGCGAGCAGGATTAACAGGCTAAAGGCTGTGGAGTCTCAAGTGTCTTTTGGTTCAGGTAAGTACGAATCAACAGTTATAGGGTTTGTATCGCCATTATCAAAAATGCTAGTGGCAACATATCACCTAGTCGGGGTTAAGTGGGAGCCAACTATAAAAGAGCCTACAGCTTTCTTCCCTGAGATTGTAAAGCCGATGTTTCTTGCACCAAAAAGATTCATGGCGTTAATAGGTGGTCGTGGTTCTGGCAAAACATTAGTTGAAGGTGATCATGGTTTAATTAACATGCACGACCTCGGGCGGAATATGATGTGTATTCGTGAGTTTCAATCGTCCGTATCTGATTCTGTTCATGCTGTGCTTGGTTCGGAGATACAAAGGCTTGAGCTTGATAATTCTGACGTAACAGAGCGCACCATTAAATTTACACACAATAACGCTATGGCTAGATTTATGGGGTTGAGTCGAAACCCCGAATCGGTAAAGTCTGCTTTTGGCTTTCTTGATTGGTGGGTGGAAGAGGCTCAATTCTTATCTGAAAAATCGTTAAGGGTATTAACGCCAACAGCGCGTAAAAAACCTAAGAAGGGGCTACCAGGAAAGCAAAAGGAAATTGAAACAAATGAGATTGATATGGAAGATGTACGAATGGTCTTTTGTGCCAATCCTGCATCAAGTGAAGATCCATTTAGCCAAAGGTTTATAGTCCCATTCAAGGCTGAGTTAGATACTAACGGTATTTACGAAGATGATTTGCATTTAATAATTAAAATGAACTGGTCTGATAATCCTTGGTTCGATGAGTCAGGCTTGGAAGCTGAAAGATTATTTGATTTAAAAAACTTGCCTCGCGGGACTTATGACTGGGTGTGGGAAGGTGGTTTTAATGACGAGATTGAAAACGGATTAATTAAACCTGAATGGTTTGATGCTTGTATTGATGCGCATATTAAATTAGACATGAAAGAGTTTGGCGTTTCAAAGGTTACACACGACCCCTCTGATTTAGGTAACGATCCAAAAGCTACATTAGTTAGAAAGGGGAATATAATCACCAACGTTATGCAACGTACAGACTTAGATGTTAATGAGGGTAGTGATTGGGCGTTAGGTGTTGCCATTAATGAGAATGCTGACCAGTACGAGTGGGACGTTGGCGGCATGGGTGTGACACTTAAGCGCGATGTTAATGCAGCATTAGATAATAAGCGGATAACCGTTCATCAATTTAACGGGGCAGCTAAGGTTGATCACCCCAAATCAATATACGAATCTTCAGGTGCTTCAAATGTAATTCAACAGAAAACATGGGAGCAAGTGTGCAGAAACTTACGCGCACAATGTTATCTGAAATTACGGGATAGAGTTTACCGGACATATAAAGCCGTTGTTGATAACAAAATGACTAACCCTGATGAGTTGATATCATTCGCGTCAACGTGTGAAAACTTAACTACACTCAGGGCTGAATTATGTAGAATGCCTATCAAACCAAGATCAGATGGTTTATTTGAGTTATATACTAAAAAAGAGATGCGCGAAAAGTTTAAGGTGCGTTCACCTAACTGTGCAGACACGCTGATGATGTCTGAGCGTATTCATGATATTATTAGCCAAACAGAAGAAATTAACTTTGCATCTTTCTATTAAAGGGTTTGACGATGGCAGAAGATAAAGACAACAACGAGCATTTAACATGGTGCAATCAATTAAGCGACTTTCAACAGTCGGACTTAGACCAGCGTCAGCAAGCGCGAGAATGTGACAGGTTCCTACTTGATAAAGATGGTCAATGGGAAGAGTCCGTTGCTCGGTCTTTAGACTCACAAAAAAGGCCGCGCTATACCTTTGATCAAGTTACGCCAGTGATAGAAAATATCATGGCCGATATTGAGGATATGGAATTTGGGTCCAATGTTAAGCCGTCTGGCGGTGATGCCACCAAAGATTTAGCTAAGACCTATGAAGGCATGGTAAGAAGCATTGAAGCTGATTCTGGCGCTACTGATATTTATCGTAACGCTTGTCGTCGTTTAATTCGTCGCGGCTTTGATGCATGGATAGTTAAGGCTAAGTTTAAAGAAGAATGGAGCTTTGACCAGTCGCTAGTAATTGAACCTATTCCTAATGCTATTAATCGCGTATGGACTGCCAACACTTCATCTAAAGCTGACAGCTCAGACAGTGATGTCGCTTACGTTTTAACATCGGTTACACCTGAAGCGTACAAGGAGCAATTTCCAGAGGGTACGATGGTAAGTATTGATGATGCTGATTTAGGTGAGCATTACGATCAATACAGGCCAGAGGTGATTATATTTGGTGAGCGGTACTATAAAAAAGAAACTACCCGCGAAGTGTGCCAATTATCTAACGGTGAAATTGTAGAGAAAGACGATAACTTTGAAAAGATTGTCGATGAATACAAGGCGCAAGGCATCACTGTTGTCCGTGAAAAGAAAGTAAAAGACTTTAAGATTTATCACAGCTTCTTTGACGGTGGCGGAGTGCTATCAAAAGAACGCGAAACAGTATTTAGAACATTACCGGTTGTAACTGTATACGGTAATTTTGAATTGCTTGGTGAAAACAGCAAGATTACATATTCAGGCATCACGCTAAAAGAAATGGATTACCAGCGAGTATTTAATTACGCTAAGTCACGCGAGATTGAAGAAGGCGCATTAGCTCCACGCAAAAAGCTTGTTATGACCAAGAAGATGGCGGCAGGAAATGAAAAGCAAATAGCGTCGTTAAATGTATCAGCAGACCCAGTTTTATTTGTTAACCCTGACGAGCTTATGCCTCAAGGTATACAGGAGATAGGAGGCGCACAGGTTAACCCTAACTTAGCAAACCTAGCTAATGACATGGCAATGGGTATGCAAGTAACCGGAGGCACTAACAATGCCATGAATGGGCAGTATGCGGGTAGAATGTCGGAAGATGCTTTACGTATGCAGATTGACCGAGGAACCGGAGCAACTCGCAAATGGGTTAACGCTTTAGTTAATGGCATCAAACGAACGTGTGAAATAGTAGTGCAAACCATCCCTTCCGTTTATGACACTAAGCAGCAGTTTATGGTTTTAGGTGAAGACGGCACAGAGGAAATGGTTACACTTAATGACGAGGCTTACGATACACAAACTCAGCAAATGGTTAGGGTTAACACGTTAAATAAAGGTCAATACAAAGTTACCTGTAATGCTGGCCCTGCTTTCGCTAACAAACAAGAGGCTGGTTTATCTGCAATGCTTAACTATGCGGCTATTGACCCGTCTATTGTTCAAACTGGCGGTGACTTAATGCTTAAGAGTATTGATGCTCCACTAATGGATGAGATGGCAGCACGTAAACGAGCGCAGATTGTACAAGCAGGGATGATTCCACAAGACCAATTGACCGACGAAGAGTTAGCGGCACAAGCACAAGCGGCACAGCAACCACAACAAGAAGATCCGGTTGTCATGCTTGAGCGAATGAAGGAGGAAAATGTAAGGCTAGCAAGGGAGAATGATGCCGTTAAAAATCAAATATCAATAGCTAAAATGCAAGAGGAAAGCGAGGGTAAGAAAGAGAAGCTACAAGTTGAGGTTCTTGCTAAGTCTCGCAGTATTGAGCAGGAGCAACAGAAGATTGATATTGACGCGCAAGATAAAGGGTACAAAAACGCTTTAGAGTTACTTAAAATTGAATTGCAGGCACAAAAGGATTTAAACACAGAACTACAAAGCAATATGCAAGTCGTGCAATGACCGAAACATTAGTAATAATCAAAGGTTATTGCCTGCCAGGTGAAAAGGTGTGGGTTACAGCCGAAGAAATGTACGAGGTATACGGCAGAATAAACCTCTGTATTGATGACGGGAAAGAGTCGGAAATGATAATCACCGACATTACTGATGAGGGTTTAGTGGTTCAATCGTTACAATAATAAACTAGGGTATTGACACTACCCTTTTATTTTACTATATTAGACTGACTAATCAGTTAAGGAGTAAAAGTATTATGAAATCATTCATCATATTATCAGTTTTACTAATGTCAGGTTGTGGCTCAACGCCTGACCTTCAAACGTTACCTGAAGCAACCAAGGTACTAAGTGAGCATATCGAAAAGGCTAATCTATCAAAGGTATTTTGTGAGGGTACGGGCTTGCACTCTTATTGGGAGGGTATGAATTATTACTCGTTCAAGTGTAAGAATGGCGGCTACTTCACCTTAAGGAAAAGATGATGAAAGCTAGACTGGAGGCTATAGTGCTTGCAGCGTTGCTAATGTTAGCGGCGGGTATTTGGCTGCATGTATTTAAATTATTGGGGTGGATATAATGAGTGACAATAAAAGACAGTATGAGTTCGACGAACTGAAGCGCACCGACTACAAGATAGAAAACCAATTAGACTTTGATGATTGCGCGGATTATTTCGATGTTATTGAGGCTGCATGCAAGCTGTTAGTTGATAATTTCGATATAGCCCATGACGGAACTTATATCAAAGAAATAATTGAGCAAGCTTGTTTTGAGAGTGCTAAGAGGGGGTGTGATGAATAACTGTGAAAAGAAATTAGACGCGCTTATTGATGCGTTAGGGTTTGATGTTGAAGAGGTGGCTGTTTCCGATTCTTTGTGTAGAGATACGATCTTTGATTACAAACTAACTAAGCGTGATGATAAGTTAGCTTATTTAGAGTCTATTTGTGGCGAGGATGGTTCAGAAGATGAAGAAATTTAACGCGGGCGATCTATCAAAGAAACCCTCAGAAGTATTCGCAGCCGCAAGGGGTGAGGGTGCAATTATTCAGCATAAGGATAGGCAAGGTAAAGTTGTTGAAGAGTTTGTTATATTGCCAATTGTGCACAATATATTAACTCTAAATAAATCTTGCGGTGATGTGGAAATGTTCCATGTTGATAAGTTCATATTGAATAAGGGGTGATTTATGAGTGACTGGATGAAGGGTTTGATTGATGCTGAGGTGGATTGGGCGGCACTTGGCAGGGTTATTTGTAGAGAACAAGCATTGTACAACACAAAAGCAATGATGAGCCATGAATATTCGAGTGGTTACTTTAGCTATGTAACAAATAAGCTTGATAGAGAGTGGAGGGGTAATTTATGATTGATATAGATAATTTAATAAAAGAAATCAATGTGGATAAGGTGGTGATTTATGAAACCAAGGATGAAGTTTTATAATAACGGCAAGTACACAGGTGATTATTCTGGTGAAGTTGCTGTAAATGACTCGCTAGATGAGTACAATTGCTACATGTATGTTTTGGAGCAGCCCGACCTGTGTTTATTTAGGTTTTGCAGGGGTCCTGTTATCTATAAAGCATTTCATTTCATAAATAAACTGCACAGCTTGGTTTAATTGGCGTTTTTTGTTTTAGCGTGTATAATACATCCGCGCTTGGTAATTAGTAGCCGCCTGACCGAAGTCAGGAAACGGCAAGGTTACAGGAAAGAGGGAAACACTAGTCAATGCCCTGTAATACAGGTGCTCTCGGAGTTTAGTTTAGCTTGGTAGAACGCACCGTTTGGGGCGGTGAGGTCATAGGTTCAAATCCTATAGCTCCGACCAAATAAAAAATAAAACCGCTTAATTGCGGTTTTTTATTGCCCGAATTTTATTTGATGCCCTCGCGACACCTACCGAATTAATAACACTCCAATTCAAAATAACCGAATTATGTACAGGTATTTGCTAGTGAAGCGAATTAGTTGTAAAATAAACTTAAAGGTTAACGTTACACCTTAAGTAGCGGCTAAAATTCTCCGAAAGGTGCTTAAAATGTCAGATGAAAATAACGAAGGTATAGTTATGCCTGCTGTAGTTAGTGATAAACCGATTACAGAGGAAATAATCCAACCTGAAATTATCGCTGAGTCATCCCCAGCTAGTGAAGAAAATCACGAACAAAAATCAAATGGGGTTCAAGGTCGTATTAATGACTTGACGGCAAAACGATACAAAGAAGAACGACGCGCAAACGAGGCAGAACAAAAGCTCGCTACATTAGAAGCTCAGTTAGCCACACAAACGCCAGTCGTTCAATCAGCGCAAGATAACGCGCCCGTATTGCCTGATGACATGTACGATGAAGAAGCTATGCGGAAATACCATATTGATAGTCAGGCGTTTTACACGTCTACTGCACAGAATGCCGCTAAGTCTCAATTTGAAACCCAACAACAAGCGAGTGTGCAACAAGCTCAAAACGCGAAGCATCAAGCTAATATTGACACTTACGCATCAAACGCAACACGCGACGGTGTGGACTTTGACAAGCTAGCAATTGCCGAGCAAACGCTTAAGCAAAATGGTCTTAGCAATGAATTAGGTAATTACTTATTAAGTGATCCTAACGGCGCTAAAATAGTGGAATATCTTAATGATAACCCTGCTGAAATGCATGAAGTATTAAAGTTAGATCCTGTATCTGCTGGTATACGCATTGCCACTGAAATTAAGGCCAAAGTTTTGTCGCAAACTCCGAAAGTATCTGGCGCGCCCGATCCTATCCCTGAAGTGACAGGTGGTGGGTATGTTGCAGTTGATGACTTCAACAAGAAATACCCTGGCGCAGTAATAATTTAACTCCTTAAGGAATACATACAATGCCTAATAATTACCAAAGTAATACAAACGAGAAGTTGCTTCGTAGCTTCATTAAAGGCTTCGAGTCTAGCACTGTTTTATTAAACACAGTGTCTAAGCAATTAGTAAATGACCTCGATGCTTCAACCGGCGCAGGCGCTACACCTGTTAAAATGAAACGCCCTACACAATACAAGCCTGTACGCTCTGCTGATGGTGATTTAACGTCAACAACTGCAAACCCTGTGCAAGTTGGTTCTGTCTACGGTCATGTTTCAGCTAACGGTTACATTACTGTTTACGTTGAAAACACGCAAGTAGAAGAAGCGCTAGAAACTGATCAACTAGATGCGCTGTTAATGCCTATCGCAGAAGATATGGTTATCACGTGTGAATCTGAATTAGCGCAGTACATGACTCGTGCGGCTCAGTTACATTCAGGGACGGCTGGTGTTGCGATTAGTAAATGGTCAGACATTGCTAACGCAGGCGCTTTATTTAAAGAGATTGGCGCCCCTGCTGGTAAAAAGTATCAGCTAT